TGCTGGTGGCCTACGGTTCCTGGCTGGTGTTTCCGCCGGCGGGTTACATCGTGGGCGGCTTGCTTTGCCTGGTGTGGTCTTTCATGAGTGCCCGGGCGCTGGCAGCCAGCCGGTTTGACCAGGCGCGAGTTAAGCGGGGTGAAGGCTGATGTTCCTTTCCAACTTCTTTCAGTCCAGCTCCACCAGCAGCGTTAAGCCTGGTAACGACTGGGGCAACTGGGTCAGCTCAATGACCGGTCGATCAAGCTCTGCCGGCGCCATGGTGAACAAGGACACGGCGCTGGCGCTGACGGCCTTGCGTGGCTGCGTAACGTTGTTGGCCGAATCCGTTGCCCAGCTGCCCTGCGAGCTGTACCGCCGAACTGCAGATGGTGGCCGCGAGCGGGCATCAGACCACCCGCTGTATGACGTGATTCATTCGCAGCCGAACCGCAAAGACACCGCCTTTGAATACTATGAGCAAGCTCAGGGCGCGCTGGGTTTGGATGGCAATCACATCGCGCTGATCGATCGTGACGGCGCTGGCTACGTGCGAGAGCTGATCCCCGTCAGCAATAAGAAGGTGCGGGTGCTCAAGGGCAACGACGGTATGCCCTATTACCACCTGATCGACCAGAACGAGATTCTGCCGGCGCGCATGGTGCATCACGTCAAAGGCTTTTCGCTGGATGGCTTCGTGGGCGTGTCGCCGATTGAGACGAACGCTGACGCCATCGGGCTGGCGATCGCCACGGAAGAACATGCTTCGGCGGTGTTCTCTCGCGGTACCACGATGTCTGGTGTGATCGAGCGGCCGCAGGAAGCGGCGCCCATTACCAGCCAGGCGAATCTGGACAATCTGTTAGGCAAGTTCGCAGAGCGCCACAGCGGCATCCGCAATATGTTCAGCGTTGCCATGCTTCAGGAGGGGATGACCTACAAGCAGCTGGCCATGGATAACGAAAAGGCTCAGCTGCTGGAAAGCCGCAAGCATTCGTCAGTGACCATCTGCCAGATGTACAAGGTGCCGCCCCACATGATCCAGATGATGGACCGCGCCACCTTCAACAACATCGAACACATGGGTCTGCAGTTCGTGATCTACACGCTTCTGCCGTGGATCAAGCGGCATGAGTCCGCAATGATGCGCGACCTGCTGCTGCCATCCGAGCGCAAAGATCTGTACGTCGAATTCAACGTCAGCGGGCTGCTTCGTGGTGATCAGAAGTCTCGCTATGAATCCTACGCGATCGGCCGCAACTGGGGCTGGCTGTCTGCTAACGATGTGCGTCGTCTGGAGAACATGCCGCCAATCACTGGTGGTGATCGTTATCTGTCGCCGCTGAACATGTCAGAGCCGGGCAACTCTGCCAGCGCTCTGAACGCCACGCCCGACCAAATGCAAGAGATTGAGGGAATCCTATGCCGCGCATGATCAATTACCCGCACGTCGCCTCTATGGTGTTCGGCGTTCCGCTATACGCCACGCCGGCGCTGGTGACCGCTGTTAAGTCCGTTCTTGAGCCCCGGCTGCTGGGTAAGGGCAGTGAATCGGTAGAAGGCCTGTCGCCGCTTGCCATGGTAGATGACGATCAGCGGGCGACTCAGACACAGCAGGCCGGCACCAAAGTAGTGGTGATTCCGGTTCACGGCATTCTGGTCCCGCGAAGGGGCGAGATCACCGAAAGCTGTGAAGAGCTGGTTTCCTATGAGCTGCTTCGTGGCCAAATCGAAGAGGCCCGGCGAAGCGACCAGGTGGCCGAAATCGTGCTGGATTTCCACACCGGTGGTGGATCCGCTCTGGGCTGCAAAGAACTGGCGGACTACATCCATATGGTGTCAGCCGAAAAGCCCATCACGGCTCTGATCAACTTTGCGGCGGCGTCGGCGGGTTACTTCCTGGCGTCTGCCTGTTCCCGCGTGGTGGCCAGCCCTACCGCTATGGTGGGATCCATCGGCGTCATCATTGAAACCTACGAAACCAGCCGGGCTGAAGAAGCGGCTGGAATCAAATTCAACACCTTCTACCGTGGCGGTCATAAAAACGATTCGTCACCCCATGAACCCATCACGGATCAGGCCACGCTGGAAATTGGCAAACGCCTGGACGCCGCTTATGAAATGTTCACCAGTTCGGTTGCGCAGTATCGCGGGCTGGACCTGGAAGCGGTGATCGCAACGGAAGCGCGTATTTTATCGGCCAAGGAAGCGCTGACTCTGAAGCTGATTGACGAGGTGGCACCGGCTCAGGATGCCGTGAATGCCATCGCCGCCACTTACCGAAAAACCGAAGAAGGCAGCGGCCGGCGGATCTCCGCTCAGGCCCATGCCCTGAGTACCCAATGCCAGCTCTAGCCACGCGGCGGAGCAGCTAACCCGGCGGCCACTGGCCGCCTTTTTTGTACCTGGAAGAAAGAGGAAAGCGATATGCCTATGCCCATGATCGAAGAACTCCGCCGCAAGCGCGCTGAGGTGAGCCAGAAGGTTCAGGACCTGGCCGCTGCAGAGCAGGAAACCGGCGACCTGACCGTTGAGCAGCTGACAGAATTTGATGGCCTCAAAGCGGAATTCGACCAGCTGACCACCAAAATGGAACGCGCTGAATTGACTGAGCGGATGCACGCGGCAGCCGCGCAACCAGTGAGCGCTGGCCGCCAGGCTCCTGCCGTTCACATCAAGCCGGAACTCAAGCAATACCCCGGTGCCAGTGCCGCCCGTATGGTGATGTCCATTGCCGCCGGCGGCGGAAACCTGGGTGACGCGGTGAAGTTTGCCCGCAACGAGATTGGCGACATGGATGTTGCCATGGCCATGGAAACCGGTGGCGGATCGGCTGGCGCCCTGGTGCCGGACAACATGCACGATGAGATTATCGAGCTGCTGCGCCCCCGCACTGTGGTGCGTCAGCTGGGTTCCCAGAACGTGCCACTGCCGAATGGCAACCTGTCCATGCCACGCATGGCGTCCGGTGCCAGTTCCGGTTACGTGGGTGAGGGTAACGACGTTCTGGCCAGCGAAGGCACCACCGATGACGTGAACCTGTCTGCGAAGACCATGATCACCCTGGTGCCCATGTCCAACCAGCTGATCGGCCGTGCCGGTTTTCGCATCGAGCAGATCGTGCTGAATGACATGATCAACTCCATGGCAGTGCGTGAAGACAAAGCCTTCCTGCGGGATGACGGCACCAGCAACACCCCGACCGGCTTCAAGAAAACGGCCACGGATGCCAGCCGCACTTCCGCCTGGAGCGGTACCGCGGATCTGAACACCATCGATGCCTACCTGGACGGCCTGATACTCACCCTGATGAACAGCGACAGCCTGCTGATTCAGCCAGGTTGGGCCATGGCACCGCGCACCTATATGAAGCTGTTCGGCCTGCGTGATGGCAACGGCAACAAGGTGTATCCGGAACTGGCTCAGGGTCTGCTGAAGGGCTATCCGGTGCAGCACACCACCACCATTCCCACCAACCTGGGTACCGGTACCAACGAATCCGAGATTTACTTCGCGGACTGGAACGACGTGGTGATCGGCGAGCAGGAAAACATGAAAGTCGATTTCAGCCGCGAAGCCACCTACAAGGACAGCGGCGGCAACCTGGTGTCGGCGTTCAGCCGCAACCAGTCGGTTGTGCGTGTAGTGGCTGAGCACGATATCGGCTTCCGTCATCCGGAAGGCCTGGTGCTTGGTACCGGCGTTACCTGGTAAGCATTGCGCTGTTTGTAGTTGATATGGCGGTCAAGCCTGGCCGTCATCACTAAAACGAAAGGAGCCACATCATGGCTGGACAAAAGAACGAACTCACTCCGGAGCAGAAAGCGGCTCAGGAAGCCGAGGAACAGGCAAGGCAGGAAGCTGGTCAGCGTGCCCAGGCTAATGCCAAAGAAACCGTAGTGGTCACATTCGTTAAGCCTTACAGCCGCTATAGCCGGGGCGATGTCGCAGGCTTTGCGGCGGCGGAGGCTGAGCGCTTGGTGAAAGGTCGTGTGGCGGTTAAGGGCAGCAAGCTGCCTGCCAAAAAGCCAGAGCAGGATTCTGAGCCAAAAGCCTAAACGCTAAACCCAAACCCTGTGCCGGTTTCGGCCGGCCAAAGGACACCAGCCGATGATTACGATTGAACAGGCGAAAGTCCACCTTCGGGTGGAGCACGACGAGGAAAACGCGCTGATCACCTCGTTGATCGCCGCCGCGTTCCGGTACATCGAGAATCGCACTGGGCAGGTATTCGATCAGCGTGACGGCATAGTGATGACTGCCGATCGGCTGCCAAAAGGATCTGAAGGGATGGAACTTCAGTGGACGCCGGTTCGGAGTGTGACGGAGGTTTCTTATCTGGATCCAGAAGGTGTCAGAACGGTGCTGGAAGCCAGCGCCCTGGACGTTGAAAAGCGTGGCGTTTATCCGGTGTTGTATCCGGACACAGAAACCAGCTGGCCAGCACACCGGCCGCAACGGGGCAGTATTCAGATCACGTTTAACGCGGGTTATGAAGAATTCCCTGCGGATGTCGGTGCGGCCGCACTGCTGATCATCGGCCACTTATACGAACATCGGGAATCCGTCGTCATCGGCACGATTCCCGGTGAACTACCCATGGGCGTTGAGATGCTTCTGGCGCCTTATGTCATTCACAGGGTTGGTTGAGCTATGCGAGCCGGATCACTGAAAGACCGCGCCACGCTTTACGCCGCCCGGCGGGATGGCGCACCGCCAACCTGGCCATTGATCGGCAAGCTCTGGGCCGGGTTCCAGGAGCCCCGTTCAGTTGGCCGTGGTGAGCAGACCGGCATTCGCGCCGTTGACAGTACGTTTGTGCGCCTGCGTTACCACCCGGATCTTGTTCAGGGCCAGCTGCTGGAGCGTCAGGGCATGTGGTACCTGGTGGAATCGGTAGAGCCTGGCGAAAGCCGCAGCGAACTGGCCGTATCTGCCCGCCGCATCATTGGGGTTGATGCCCAATATCAGCAGCGTGGTGAGCAGGGCAGTACTGAAGTACTCGCATTCATCACCCGCGAAAACATCTACCTGGGACCCATGAATGAGCCCCGGCTGCAGATCGAACTGTTTCAGCCGCAGCTGCCGTACCCATGGGGCCGCCGTGGCGACACCATCACCCTGCGCGGTGCCACCTACACGGTGGATGGGGTGGTGGAAGGTAGCGATGACGGCGTGACGATTACCGTGATGGTGACGAGCTGATGGCCCGCCGTAAGCCAGGTGTTCAGCTTGATGGGTTGGAGAGTGTTATCCAGTCCCTTGAGGACCAGCCCCAGGCAATCCGCCGTGCTACTCGTTCCGCCATCAATGACCAGGGCCGGGACAGTAAAAAGGACTTGGCTCAATTGGTCGCCCGTGACGGCGTGTCCCGTGCCAAAGCGGGTGGCCAGATTCTGCTAAGCAGGGCAACAAACAAAGAGCCCGTGGCGGTTCTGGCCCCGACCAGCCGGCGCATACCGTTCCGGTTCTGGAAAACCACCACTCGGGTAACAGACAGCACCGGTACCCGCGCCAGCGTCTGGATCAAAAAAGGCGGGCAGCTGATGCGGGTTTGGGGATTTGTAAACCCGAAAAGTAAAAACCGCCGGGTGTTGACCCGTTATCGCAAGGCCGGTGAAGACAGGGTCAGGCCCGCTGCTGGGCATAGTGTGAAGCTGCACTTTCAGGCTGCCGCTGACGATGGGTTCCGTAAAAACGTTGGTGAATCTCTCAGCGACAAGTTCTTAAAACGCTACAACGAGCAACTGAAAAAATGACCGCAATCGCAACGCAGGTAGTCAACGAGCTGATCGCCCGGCTGGAAGAAATCTCCGTAGCCAACGGTTACACAACGGATCTGCCAGGCGAGGTGCAGGACGAAGACCCAGCTCTGTATTTTGACGAGCACACGGCTTTGCCCTGCATGGGCATCCGCAACCTGAGCGATCGGGTTACCGGTCAGAGCCGTGGTGCAACGCTGCAAACACGCACCATAGAAATAGTCGCGTATCTGGAGCGTGGCCAAGCAACCCGGGCGCGGCAGGACTCCCTGCTGCAAG